ATACGCCATGAGGAATTTGAACTTGCGCAGAGGCGGAACCTTTCCGAAAGCCAGCTTGGTAAATACGCTTCCTCCGGTGAGCGGGTTGTTGAAATACTCCTTCTGCTGTGCCTTTGTGCTGATTTTGGCCAGCACCTGGTCAATCTGTTCCTCACTGTTCTTTGACGGCCAGGTGGAATGTCCTTCCTTGTCGCGTATGTTAATCACGTCCCAGTGGTCGGCCTGCTTTCCGGCACGTGTGATGCAGCAGTCGCGTGCAATGATGTTTCCGCAGAAGATTATCAGTGTGGGTATGGCCGTATCACGTGTTCCGTACAATGCTTCTTCCCACCATCCCCACATCTTGTTTACCGTGTCAGGATTACGGCATGCTTCGTCCGTATCGAAGTCATCCACCAGCAGCACGTCGGGTCGGTCGGCCTCGTTACGGCTGCCACGCGGGGCACTTCCTGCACCTACGGCACGAAACGCACATCCTCCTTTTGTGATGAATTCCTCTTCACTCCAGTTTCCAAGGTTCAGCTGTGTGCCGTAATAAGCCTTGATAAGTCCGTTCCGTTCAAACTGCTTCCGGTATGGGTCAAGCAGACGGACGGCACTGTCTTTCGTGGCCGATGCCATGATGACATTCCGTTTTCTTCCCGTAAGCACCAGGAACATGACAATGAACATCACGCAGGTACTCTTGGCCAGCGAACGTGCCCACGAAAGAACCTCAAACCATTCATCGTGTTCAATGCAGCGCATGATGGCCTTAATCTGGAACGGGGCAAAGTCGAACTTGCAGAACTCCGGGAAGAAGAAACGTATCCACTCCAGCGGACGCTTTTCGAGCCATGCCTTGTGCCGTTCTATTTCGGCCCGGCTCTTGTTTACTATTACGACTCCTTTCCGGAGAGAATCCTGCTTGTAATCTTCCCAGATACGGAGTGCTTCTCTGTCCTGCTGTTTCATAGGTTATCCTTGATAAACTGGTCAAACAATCGGATAAACGTCTTTGTCATATCCGGGTCCTGCGGGCGAAGCCAGTCGGAAAACCGCATTCCCACACTGATAATGTCACTGATTCCCACATCGCTTTCCAGCTTCTTGATGGTGGCCGCGAGTTTTCCCAGCGTGTCGGCTTCAGACGGGGTGGCATATCGCTTTCCATCTTCACGGCTCTGTATGGCCTTGTTTATTTCGGCCACCTGTCGGTGAAGTGCGGAAATCTGCTGTTCGCGTGTAAGCGTCATGCCAATCTTCATCTCCTCCCATTTTTCCGAGTTGATCCATCGGGAAAGCGTCTGGCGTGAAACGCCCGTTCTTTCCGCTATTTCCTGCTGGGTAAGGTTCTCTTTCAGGTAAAGCATGCGCGCGTAGTCCTTCTTTTGCGTGTTTGTCAATTCTGCCATGTCTTTTATATCTTATTTTGTGTTTTGCAAATTTCGTCCATAAATACATCATTCACAACACGCTGTTTTTATCATACCCTTTATAAACCGCATGATGACGTTTTAAAATATCATCATAAAATATCCGTCTTGACACGACTTCTTTTTCTTCCCAACTTTGCACCAGAACAGCAATAAAAGCAAAATGAACAAACGATTTTTCAATATGATACCTTCGCCCGATGTGGCGTGTATTCTTCTGTACGGGGAGATAGGCGACAAGTGGGACGGCGTGACCGATGCGGACATTGTTCGTGAGCTTCGCGACTATGAATCATTGTACGGTAAGATTGATGTGCGCATCAACAGCATTGGGGGAAGCGTATATGCCGGAATCGCAATCTTCAACGCGCTTCGTGAAAGCAAGGCAGATATTACCATTTACGTGGACGGGGTGGCCGCCAGCATTGCAAGCGTGATTGCCATGTGCGGAAAGCCGGTGTACATGAGCCAGTACGCACGTCTGATGATTCACAATGTGCAGGGAGGATGCTGGGGTAACAAGGAGGAACTGAAGCAGACCATGGAACACATTGAGCAGCTGGAGGAGACACTGGCAGACATCTATTCTTCGAAGACCGGAACAGACCGCGAAGAAATAAAGAAGACTTACTTCGACGGTAAAGACCACTGGCTTACGGCCAGGGAGGCAAAGGATATGGGATTCGTGGACGGAATCTACGACGTGGAAGAAGCAGAACGCCAGGACGTGGAAAGTCCGGACAACGTGTACAAACTCTTTATGAACAGAATGAATAATAACCCATTAAACAACGATAAACAAATGTTTGAGGAACTGAAGAAACGTCCCTTGTTTGCCAACTGTGCAGATTCTGCCTCTGCGCTGGCCGTAATCGGGACACTGGAAAACAAAGCAGGGAAGTATGACACCCTGAAGGCGGAAAACGACACACTGCGACAGAAGCTGAAAGGTTTTGAGGATGCGGCAGCAGAAGCACGCAGGAAAGAAATCGACACGATGCTGGAAAACGCGGTAAAAGAGGAACGTATCCGTCCGGCAGACAAGGACACATATCGTGCCTTGCTGGAGAAAGACTTTGAAAATGCATCGAAGATTCTGGAAGGTTTGCCCCGGAAAAAGATGATTTCCGACGGACTGGACAAGAACGACCCCGAAAACAAAGGTGCATGGGAAAAGGAACAGGAAAACATCCGTGAAAGACGTTACGGAAAGAAGTAGTAAATAACAATTAATCAAAACAAAACATGGCAATTCAGATTCAAAACACAGCCTATGACGGTGAGGTTCTTGAGAGACTGCTCACCAAGGCGGCTACCGGAAATGAACTTGTACAGAAAGGACTGATCAAGCTTGTTCCGAATATCCGCAAGAAATACTCCATTCCCCGACTGAAGACGGGAACCATGTTGCAGAAACGCAAGGAAATGCCTGAATCGAAGGATTCCAAGGGTGATTTCAATTATTCGGAGAAAGCTCTTGTTCCGCATGACTTTATGGCTTATACGGAATTTAACCCGAGAGCTTTTGAGGAAATCTGGCGCAAATATCAGCCGAAAGGAAACATGGTGTTCGACCAGCTTCCTCCTGAAGTGCAGAACCAGTTGCTGGATGCGATGTCCCGTCAGGTTAACTTCGAGCTGGGGTACCACTTCGTTAACGGTATTTATAAAGACGATGACGAAGACGATGATCATCTGTTCAACGGTATCCTGACTCAGATTATGGCCGACAGTGAAGTGATTCACGTGAAGTCTTCTTCTGCTGAGACAATGATTACCCGTTTGCAGAAAGTGCGCAAGGCTACTCCTCAGGTGCTTCGCAACAACCCGAATTTCGTTTATATGATGTCTGTAGACGATGCAGACCGTTACGATGACGAACTGACACAACGCGATGCCAAGGGTGCCAACTGGACGGATACGAACGCCGTACGCTTTAAAGGCACAAACATTGTTCCGCTTTCTGCCATTCCGGACGGTGTGATTATCGGTACCGTAGCCACTCCGGACGAAGACTCCAACACTTGGGGTGCAGTGAACCTGGTAGACGATTTCAACGTGATCCAGATTGACAAGGTGACCAACGCCGGTGAGAAGTATTTCTTCAAGATGCTTATGATGGCAGATACCAACGTGGCTTTCGGCGAAGAAGTAGTATTGCTGGATGTGCGTGAAGCTGCTACTGTATCGGCTTCAGGAACCAGCATTACGCTGACAGCTCAGGCAAGCAAGGTTTCTTTGAACCCGGATTCAGACAGCAAGGCATATACTATTTCAGGAGATGACATTCTGATGGGTGCCATGCTGGAAATTACGAATACTCATGCAAGCAACAAACTTACGGTCAACTCGATTGAAGTTGCTGCTGGTGCTACCAAGAAAATCTACTACAGCGGAAAGTCCTGGTTTGACGCCAAAGAGGTAGACGTAAAGATTACGGAGGTATCTCCTCAGCAAGAGCAGGTAGTGGGCACAGTGGAAACGACAACCAAAGAGCAGGCATAAGGAGGAATGAAGGATGAAACACTTTACAA